GTATAACACCACTTGTCGGTGGCAGTTTCTTGCTTGGTCCACGTGATGTGCAGACATCAGGTAATGTCATCAATTTTACACGCAAAGAACTTATGTCAGATGACAACATACCACACATCTTACGCAAACTTAATTCAGTCACTAATCCGTTGGTGTCGTACGAACGCATAAATTCTTACGGTCGTATTTCTTGGTTTTTACATCATTTTAAACACACTGGTTTCGGTTTCACACAAGACGTTTTTACACCCAAACAAAGAAAATTACTAGATGATTACAAAGCAGTTGTGCCTGTTGTTCCATCTACTGTCCATCGTTATGATAATGTTGAAACACCATTACCTAAGGTACCCCCTCATATTACATTATCTGGTAATTACAATTCTGTAGTTTTCCTACAAACCGCCCATGACATGCAATTCTATCATCATCATTTACAAGAACCAATAGATATGTACCAACTAGAAAACAATGACATCAGCTTTAATTTAGAAAATTGTGTTGTCTCTCTGGCTAAAAAACCAATTAAAAAGTCAGAATTTAGCTGCCTCATGCCTGTGTTAAGAACTATAAATCCACTCCTTGGTAATACTTCTCAAAACAGCCTATTGAAATCTCTGGAAAAAAGAAATTTTGCTGTTCCTAAACTTAGTACTAATGTTATTCCAGCTAAAGTTGTCGGTGAGTTTATGTTTACCAACTTTTTAGAAACCTATTTCACCTGTTTACAACCTTTTGACAAAATATCTTACAACGAAAGACTCATTCGAGAGTGGTTGACGACTCAACAGTCAGATGCCATGATTAAAGAGACAGACGTTGTTCCGTTATTTATGAAAAGGGTTAATGCCTACAACGTAAGTGTCAAGCGTACAGCAAAACCCGTACTAACTGACACCGCCGTACTAAGTATACCACCACTACAAACTATAATGTACCAAGGAGCATATTTCAATCTATTATTTTGCCCGATAATGCGTGAACTGCGTGACAGATTTTTATCTATATTATGTCCCCGTTTTATCATCTACACCGGTATGACCCTTGAACAACTTCAGTCAAAAATGGATTACTATTTTAGTCGTTTGATTGACACCTATGCTCTTGAAGTGGATATGAGCAAATATGACAAAAGTCAAGGCGAAATTTGCCTAGAATTCGAGTTGAGATTATTCGCATTTCTCGGCTTAGATAGCGATCTTTGCGATCTATGGCGCGATATG